CGTTAACCTGCCTGCTGACCTGCTCGTAGACCTGATCGCTGACCTGCTCGTTAACCTGCCTGCTGACCTCAAAGTTAACCTGCTCGTTGACCTGAGCGCCAACCTGCCTGCTGACCTGATCGCGGACCTGCTCGTAGACCTGCTCGTTGACCTGCTCGTTGACCTGAGCACCGACCTGCCTGCTGACCTGATCGCGGACCTGAGCGCTGACCTGCTCGTTGACCTGAGCGCGGACCTGATCGCGGACCTGAACGTTGACCTGCTCCTCGACCCGATCGCTGACCCGCTCGTGTACCTGATCGTGGACCTGAGCTTGGAGCTGCGCTTGGAGCTGCTCGCGGACCTGATCGTTGACCTGCTCGCGGATCTGAGCGCCGACCTGATTGAAGACCTGAACGTTGACCTGAGCGTGTACCTGATTGCTGATCAGCTCGCGGACCTGATCGCGGAGCTGAGCGCCGGTCTGATCGTGGACCTGCTTGCCAATCGCCTGAATGCCGGTGTGTGACAGCATATTAGCCGCCATTTGAGCCTCAAACGGAGATTTGACGATAATTACCAATGGCTTTTTAAGCCCACAAAACTCGTATAACCAATGCACCCCCGATATGACCGCGTCTCGATTAGGTCTTGGGCAATTATTAAGTAAATCTATCCATTCCTTACGAACTGTACACATCAGCTCAACTTGGCTTTCTGTTAACGATTTAAGCTTTTCCATTAGTCCACCACCTTCTTCATTTCGTTTTCAAAATAATCGTATTCGCGCTCATGGGTGATCTCGTAGACACCTGGAACGATTTTCAAAGTGTGATGCTCCTGATGGCGAAGTTCAGCATCGCCGCCAGATACACGGAATCGATAGACAGCCCCTTTATCATCTAAAATGCTTTCAACAATTACGCCTGCCGCAACCGGATAGAGCGTATGGTGATGTCCGGTTGCCTCGCCTGCCGCTAAAGTTAGCGGTTGCTTAGCAACGATCCAATTTCCCCCGGCGTCCTTATTTAAAGACGTCATCATTAAATCGCCATGTCTGTATGTAGTTTTCATATTACCCTTTCCTTAATTATTTTTACTTGCTCGTTACTATTCACATTCCTACCCCTGCGGCTTACTTGCCGAGTAAAATCATTTTTTCTGAGCCATCGCCGGACGAGCATCCATGACCCCGCCCTTAACCGCGCCCTTAACCGCGCCAACAGCTCCGTACATCCCGCCAAGTATCAGCATCCAAATGCAGGCTATTACGAAACCGTGCTTTGTAAGCAGATGCTCTTTGACGTTGCTCATGACTACCCCATACGAGCGGTAGCCGTAGTAGATCACGCATACAACCGCGCAGATGCCGATCGCCTGGATTGTGTGAATTGTGCTCGCGTCCATGTTAGCTGCCCTCTACTTGACGGCTATGTTCGCACTGAGCAGACCACCAGACGATACACGTCAGCGGCCTGTCATACGTCTTCTGACTCTCCTGATATTCATCAATGTGACGAGTCCCAGCTTTGAGATAAATCTCCCCGCATCCCGATAACAAAACGATTACCAAACCTAGCAAAACCTTTTTCATTTTATTCCCCTTATGCTTTGTTTACTACTTCCTGTTCCATCTCAACTAACCGCCTAGCGTTGCGAAACATCACCTTTACTTCCTGCTCATTCGCCATTGTCATAGCTGCATCCTGGATCGCCGTCAGATACGTGCTAGCCAGAGCCAGCGACTCCTGTGGATTTTTTTCAGCGTCCTTCACTCCCCTCACCCCGTGCACTATCAGCGCGTACAATTGTTCGTTTTTCATTGGTCTCTCCTTATTTTTGTTTCTCTTCAGCTAACGTCATTGCGTATGCTTCAAAAGCCATGCGGTCGATCTCATCAAAATCGTCGAAATGCTCTTGAATGGTCTTCTCATCCTCGAGCATCGCTTGACGGATTGTGAGGCCACGTCTCTGCAACGAGCATTTCGTTTGGATCTTGTGGCTGCCGATTGCTCCCCAGTTCATGGCTTGAACAGCGGCTTTCATCTCGACGAGCGTCATTGGTTTGGTAAAGGATGCTGGTAGATCGTCGTCGATTACCTCCCCTGTCGTCTCGTCAACAGTTGGAAATACGGGCTTTCTAGCTTGCGGTACTTCGCGCACTACTGGCGTTACGTCCCGCATCTCTTCTGAGCTGTAGAGGCCCCCTATTACGTCCGTGAACATGTTGCGGATGCCCGTCGATACGCATCGAGCGTACAGCATCGGCTTTGGCATTCGCTTCCAGTTGTCCTTGTTGGTGAGCCCTGCCCTCTCCGCTTCTGCCCACGTGAAAGTGACGTTCTCCTTCCAGTCCCCTCTTGAGATTTCAAGAGTGCAAACTTTTTCGTCCCATTCGACGGTTTTGAACTGACCACCGTGCTGAATCGCGAGCGCCTTTAATCCCGCAGCTGATAGCGTTGGTTTGCCCTGTATTACGTCGATGGCTTGAAGGGCACGTATAGGGCTGAATCCTAGCTCCCTGCCATACAGCACTGCGCCCAGGACTTGCTCGGGTGTCTTGTAGTGCTGTGGTGCCATCCCGCTACGAAGTAGGATTGACGCTACTTCGAGCTTTGCCTTTAGGTTGTCCGCGTAGGACTCGATTGATACCGGCCCGTTTAGTTGTGGTAGTGTGTTCATTATCTTTGGTTCCTCTTTAAATCCGCCTGCTGGCTCGACGACTTCGCTATCTTTCCAAGGGTCGTGCGCCCATTTCTCTGCCATGTTGTGACCTGCTCTCGTATACAACAGTTTCTATACAAGTTAGACTACATACTCTGTCGGATAGGTGCAAGTATTTTTGTATAGAAATCTATTCAGTTCGACAAAAATAGTTGTATAGTTATTGTATGGGAATGAAATTGCTGAAAAAGGTTAAGGACGCTGCCGGACTAACCAATTACGGGATCGCGAAAGGTTGCAACGATATGAACGTGAAGATCACGATTCCAGGAATTGACGCCTATGATAAGCCAACCGCTCAGAGTATGAAGCTCTCGGTGTTGTGCGCCATGCGGAAGCTTTCCGGGAAGGGCTGGGAAGAGTTTGGAAAGTGGCTTGATGAGGAATTTTTGCCTAAGCGTAAGTAGTTTTCCCGCTCGGGACATTTAGCCCCTCTAATCGGTGAAATTGGCTTGGATCTTCCTGAGCGGGAAGATGCTACCGTCCCAACGCTGCCGCGAGTATAGCCCTCGATATCCACTGACTAGCTGATATTCCCTCACTCGCCGCAATCTCCTGCAACAGTTTAAGCGTTGAGGGCGAGATCGAGATGTTTGCTCTAGTTTTTTTCTCTGCCGGGTCCGCTAGTTTTGGGCCCGGCTTGTTTGGTTGTTTCACTGTAAAACTCCTATCCCCGCTTTCGCGGGGAATGTTAAATTGTTTGTTATAATTGATTTTGCAGGCTCAAAACGATGTGATCGTAGTTGTTCGTACCGACCGCGATCTCGTTTTGCTTGAGAGCTGCAAACACTCGCTGCGCATCTTCGTCGCTTAGCGAGATATCGAGTCCGTTTTGAGCGTACGTTATGACTGACTCAACACTTGCCGCGTTGATTGTGTAGTATTCGCTAGCTGCGCTGTCTGAAATTCCCTCGAATGCTTTAACTAAATTGTTCATGTTATCGTCTCCCCGGTTCGCTTAATTGCTCACCTTCAATATCTATTAGACTACACAATAGTTGTGTAGGATGCAAGTAAAAAGATATTTATTTTTGCCCTCCGGTGGGACAGGGGAGTTGGATATAGAAGAACTATAGAACTACTTCTGATTAACAATCCCTTCGATCGGCGTGGGATTCCTATCGGTCCACCTACGAATCAACGCAATAGCACTAGCGACACCTGTGAGAGCTAGTGCGTACTTGGGCGGCACAATTCCCGACTGATTAACGTAATCGAGAAACGCGGCTACTGAGACGAGTAGGCCGGCAGCGGAAGCTAGTACGGTGACAGATTGCACGGCGGGTTTAGTTGATTGCATGTGATTTCCTTGATTGATCATAAGATTATTGGATCACCTCCCTTTTGCCGTGAGCTGATTCGTTGTGAGTTCACAATATCACTAGCCGAGTTCACTGGATATCAATTTATCGAGTGACGCCACATCTCCAAGCTGGGTTGATTTTGCCTATCGCGTTACCGTCGACTCGAACGGTGACGATTGGGTGTCCCTGCAACGATCGCGCCTTATCGAGTAATTCAAACCCCCACTCCGCAGCACGGTATATGGACCATCCATTCTGTGGCGAGCCCGGGGCTTTGTACGGTTCCGCGCTAGGAGATAGGCGAGCTATGACGGTGCCGTTGTCCGTAACTAGATCGACGTTACCATGCTGCGGAATAATCATTACTGGTTTCCCCTCTCTCGGGGACGGTTTGGTTTTGCTGTGCTGGTCCGCGTGGGTTTTGTAGATCCAGTTGTCGCGCCACTCAATTGCTCCGCGTTCCGCTGCGTAGGGGACGACAGACTTAATATGTTTTCCAATCGGCCAAGCCAAGCGCCTCGACCTCGGAGTTTCATCGGCACCTTTTGTGCCTTTTGCCTTGTCGGTATATTTGCCGTTGCACATGGAAAACCAGATTTCGAAAAGTTCCGCACGAAGATGGCGTTGCTTGAATCCCTCCATATCAGCGTCAAAGCATTGTTTGCCGTCGAACGAAAAGCTGTAGGAGCCACTCGGTGGAGCCATGGTTCCATGCACCTCTCCCATAATCCCATCGATAGCGCCGCCCTTTGCGTAAGAGTTAAGAATAATCAGGCCATCGGCTTTGTCCTTGAGTCGACCGAATAGATCGATTACCGCTTGGTTACGGTTGTCGCGCTCGCACATTGGCGAGAAGTAGGACGCTACGCTGTGATGCCGGTTTTTGAATTTGCGAGCTAAATCAAACTCCTTATTGATTATGGGATTATGCTCTTTAGGGTCGTAGGTGTGATCATCTTTCCATACAGCATGAATTTTCAGCGCTGGGAAATCAGAGCGAGCTCCAAGCTTATTGATTACTCCCCAACAATTTGTCTTGGGCCAAAACGGTTTGTTCGTGTTGAGGATAAACCCTGCGCCCCAGCCAGAGGGATGGTTGTTGAGAATAATCTTCGGATAGTTAGCGCCGCCAAGATAGCCAATCGTGAATATCATTTTCGATCCTGCTGTTGTTGTTGCGACTCAATACCCAACCCATCCCTGCTTACGTTCAGTTTCATATTCCGATCGCTAAAGAGCGGTATCCAATTCGGGATAGCTACCAGCAACGCAAACAGAATCATGATCATCATTACGATCGTGTAGGGTATACCTGAGCGATCGGTCGCTTTGGCGAGTAGTCCGCTTTTGATTTCCGCTAAATCTCTAGGGATGCTGCCAAAAGTTTGTAATGCTCCTTGTGCCACCTTGAAATTTTCATGGATATCGTCGATCTGCCTGTGTGACCTGATCTTGTTAGTGCTGAGAACATTGTAGTGATTCACGAAGCTTTTGAACTCGTGCCGATGGCCCCTGAGCTCGAGTAATCCTTGTTCGATCAGTCTGATTGCAACGTCACGGTTTCCAGTCGCAGTGTCAGGCGGCTGCATAGTCAGGTTCACGTCGGCTTGTATAGAGGGGATATCCGTCTCGCTGTCAATCATAAAGTCACTCCCTTTAAGGGGTATAGGAGAGGTAATACACATTGTAGTAAACAGCGCCGCCCAGCACATCGAAGTTAAGCCCCTCGCCGACCAACGTACTAAAATAGCCCGAATCGATTACGTCTTGGACGTCTGGTCTATAAGTAGCTAATGCGTCAACGCCCACTAAATCGTGCAATAGTGTGCCGCCTGACGATGTCATCGTGACGCTAGCGGCGGCGGCCTGCGCTTGTAGACGCCAGCCCATTACCCGGATCGCCTTGCCCGCTACTGCAGCTACGACGACTCGCGCTAAACCGACTACCGCATTCCCGGGTGCTGTCAGGAGGGTATATACTTGGCCTTGGATCTCGTATTTGCGGATAGGATCCATTTATGTCTTCCAGGACGATACTTTTTTAGTTGCTTCGGCTTTTGTAACCACGCCATCTTTGTTGATATCTAGGCCTCTGTTTTGCCAGTAGGCTTTGGTGCCCTTCTCGAAAAGTGCGTATTCGGAGTCTTTTCCGACTGCCTTGGGGTAGAGGACCGCCATGTAGACGTCATCCAGGGAATTAAGTTTGCCCTTGAACGGGGCTAGATACTTTTTGACGTAATCGAGTTGCTCGGTAGCAGTCATCTTCTCGAGTATCTGGATGGCCGCTTCTTTGCTGGTTGCTCCGACTAGGCTCTTAGCCGTCGATGGCATGAACTGGATGAGCCCCGTAGCGCCACTACCTGCCTTATTCTTCTCGGTTGGGTCTAACATTCCGCCGGTCTCGAATTTCATTACAGCAAGCAAGTCAGCAGGGTCCGCGCCTAGGTCGTCGGCGATCTTGCTAACCTTCGCCATGAATGCTGGGGCTTCTTCTTTGGATAGTTTCATATTCCTAGGTCCAAAATTCATTTCGGAGGCTTGAGCTTCGGGTACTCCAATAACGTTGCTTAGCAGGCTCGCAATACGTCCTTGAGTAGCAGTTTGAGTTGGGGCAGAGTTCGGTGATGCAGACAGTTCTGGACGTACTGAGCTCCCCGATTTTGACGAACTGCCTGTTATTGGGCTGGATGGTTTTATATGTTGCTGGCTGCGTTCTCCTTTGGTTTCGTCGACGGTGAGCAAAGCTTGAGATGCATTTCGCCCAGTTACAACCCTAGGGAGAAGTTCCCCTAATTTCTCTACCGACTTTCCGATAACAGGATCTCTAAGAACGTCAGCGATTGCACTAAGCGCCTCGGGGCCTCGTGCTGCTTGTATGCCAGCGCCGATTGCAGCATAAATAGGATTACCGGATGCGGCTGAAGCAACGTTCATTGTTCCAACACCGCCCGATGTTCGACCACCCGCAACGATATCTTCTATTGGATTGCCCTGGATATCCCTGTGTCCTTTTCGCACAAAGGCATCGCGCAAATCGGCTAATTCACCCCATTCTGAATTCAGTGCTTTTACTTTCCCCGCTGAGGCGGTGGCGATTAGTCCGGTTTGTGCGGCTTTATTTACGCGGTTTTCTATTTCTTGCCTTAGATCGGATCTAATGGCTTTTTGAATATCATCGGTTAGTGGGTTTTGATCGTACTTATAATTCAATCCTACTTTCAGATCTTGAAGCTCTCGCAATGTGCCTGTGCCCATCTGCTTAGTGAGCGCGGCTAGCTCTTTCATTGCCGCATCCTCAGCGGCCTCTCTTGCGGTTCCGCTAATTCCATCCAGATACGCTATGGTATTTTTCATCTGGAAGTTGATGTCTGGTTTCACTACCGTATCGGCTTGCTTGAGCAATATCCCGAGATCGTGCGCTAAACCTCTTTGCTTATCGCCAACATTTTTAGCGTTCTCGAGTACGTCGTTACCTACCTTAACAAGCCCCTGACTTTCGGCTCTGTGTAAGGTTTGAACTATTGGGATGTCCGCTGCACTCCCAGCCTGAACACCAGCCGCCTCAAGTTTTTTGATTTGTCGCGCAAGATCAGCACTCCCGATCCCAAATGCTGATAGCTTCATCCGGTCAGCACCACGCGCCGTGGATTCGACTACGTTACCAGCGACCGATCCTAATGCAGACAAGCCGCTCCCAATGACTGCGCTTTTTGCAGCATTCTCTAGTACATCCTTGCCGTCCGCAGCTCCAGCACCAGCAAGTCCAGCTTGAAACGGAACGCTAGTTCCGACCCTGATTGCAGTTCGTACACCAGGAGCTGCTAGAGTTCTAACAACCGGGCTTGTGGCTATTTGAGCAGTCTTCGCTGCGCCGCCTAGCATTCCGAGCGGATTCAATACTGCACCCGAAACAAGCTCCACGGCGTTGTCTAGGTAGTCCGTTTTGTCCTTAAAACGATTTTGCTCGGCTCTAATTCCTTCGAGCTCTTGGTCGTATGTTTTGTCCGTAAAGGGAGCTGCGACAGCCGCCTCGATATTGTCGGCAAAGTTAAATGTTGGACCTGCCAAGTAGGATCGAGAATATCCCATAACTTTCTCAATAAGCGAAAGTGGTTGATCGTTATGGGCACCAAGGGCTATCTGGTCGAAAATGTCTCCCGTCGTTTGCGGCTGTTCCCCGGTTGATCCTGCTGCTATCTGGTCGAAAATGTCAGCCAAGAGGCACCCCACTTGGTGAAAGCCTCATCTGAGTTGCACCGCTGTATTTTTGTCTTAGTGTAGCGGCTATCTCTCCTTGAGTGATGCTAGGGTTTGCCGCTTTAAGCGCTAACGCCTCTTCTAGTAAGGTGTTTTGATCTAATCCAGGCGGCATAGTAGCTGCGCTAGGGTCGGTGGGAGGATTTAAATAGGAGCTATAATCAGCCTGCTTTATGTATTTGATGCGCTTCGGGTTGGCACCATATTCGCCCGCTGCCTCTATATAACTATCTCTCAAACTATTGTATTGATCGAATGTGTTTTTTTGCAGAACTGGCACCAGATCCCTCATGGCACCCTTAGCCTCTTCCGTTAGTTTGCCCTTGGCTTGAATCGTATTGTAGATCTGCGAAAGCTGCCCCAGCGGACCCCCTGGGTCGGAAACTCGCATTTCGTCGCCTTCCCTAACAGTCCCCGTGGGGTCCTGTAGTTTGGCAAACTCAAAGATGGCTGTGGATGCTGCTAGCGGATTATCCTTCTTGATCGCCTCGAGGATGTTTAATCCGGCCTTGTTGATTCCGACGGCTGCTTGCGCTTGAGCTCCCGTTAACAGTTTATCGGTGTACGCCTGCTCTATTTTGAATAGATCCTGATCGACCTGATAGTCGGGACTCTTCGGATTTTTCGCGCCCTGCCCCACACCGTACGCAGCATTTTCGCCCTGAATGCTTCTCATCTTCTCGATGCCAGCCGTGCCGAATTGGGCTAACTCACCGGGGCTGAATGCGCCCACCTTCTGCATTAGCTCAGCTAGTGTCTGATCCCTCTGCGCTGATTGCAGCTGGTTTTTTACAAGGGCGGTTCCTTTTAGAAGGGCGAACGCATCGGCGTTAACACCCTTTGGCGCAACAACCGACATCGGATCGCTCTTAAGCTGCGGCAACACACTAATCACTGAATTGAGCTGGTCAGCTGACCGCTGTTGCGCGTAGTTCCCGAGGAGGCCCGAAAAGAAGGACTTGGCAAAAGCGCCCATCCCGGTTTCCATGGGCGACCAGGTGGAGGTATTAGGCTGCCAGCCAGCTAGAGATCTCCCGGCTATGCCGTAAGGATCCGACTGCTGAACAGATTGATTAAACCCTAATAGATCGTTACTTCCCAACCCTAATAGATCTTCAGCGCTCATATTTACCCCAGTAATTCAAAGCCGCCCGCCGAATCAGACGATCCACCACCACCACCACCACCGGTCGGTTTATTTGCTATCTTGGTCGCTATCCTTTCGCCCGCCTTGTTGGATCTGGTTTGCTCTTTGAGCGTCTTTAGGGATAGTGCGTCATTACGGACAGATTCGGCTTCTTGTAGCGATATGCCCCTATTTTGTGCGAGCTGTTCGACTGACATCGACAAGATGCCTAGTGAGTCGTCACCAAGGTGTGAATTGACCGTGTTGACGAATTGCTTAAAATTAGAGCCAAAAGTATTGGCTCCATTCGTAACCGCAGTTAAAAAGCTGTCTCGCGCCGATGATGTTGTAGCGTACGCCTGATTGCCGGCCAGAATGGCCTGTCTCGAGGCATCATCTTTCATGCCCGTGTATTTCTGATCTATGCCGCCAATCGTCCTTCCGTAAAGATTTTTACTGTTAACGTCCTGAGCAGCTGCCGGATCGTAGGGAATGCCCCGCTCTGCTAGTTCCTGCTTTTGCTCTTCGAGCTCTCGAGACCTATCACGATCGTAGTACTTAGTAAGTGTGCCGTAGGTAGCATCTTCGGCTGCCTTGCGATCGTTTTCTCGATTAAAAGAGCCGGCTGCTTGTGTCGCTAGACGTGTAAACGTCTTAGCCGTTTCGCCCTGGGTTATTTTGCGCTGGATTATTCCGTTTGCATCTTTGTAGTACGAAACGGTATTCCCGTACTCGTCGGTCTCGTCGGGATTGTCGCGCCTGAATTGCTTCTCTTCGTCGATCTTGCGTAGAGCTTCGAGTCTAGCAAAGGAAGCGTTCTGATCGATGTTTCCATCAGGTCCCAATGTATCGTCTTGGTCGGGAGGCGGTTGAGTTACTCGCGGACCGTCGACAGTAACGTCCGGCGGTACACCGGGCGCCCCGGCAGTTGCCTTTAACTGTTCGAGTCTAGCAGCGTAACCCGGAGCTTCGTCAGGGCCACCACGCTTATCGATCTCGGCCTGAGTGCGAGCGATTTGAGCCTGCAGATCGGGAGGTGTGCCACCACTCCCATTTAGGGCACCTCGCAACTCCTGTAATCTCGTCGCATAACCCGGAGCTTCGTCAGGGCCACCACGCTTATCGATCTCGGCCTGAGTACGAGCGATTTGAGCTTGTAGATCGGGAGTGGGTTTAGCCGCAGGTTCCGCGCCGCCCGTAGCGACACCGCCCGGAGTGGTGGTTTTACCAAGTCTATTTGCCGTCTCTTGCGCGCGAGTACCGTACCCAGCATCCGCATCAGCTTTGATAGATTCAATCTGCCGAGGCGTGAGACCATCGGGGATGTTGATGACAGTGCCTTTCTTGCTGCGATATTTCATCTTGATCCTGTCTCCCCAGAATTATACCAGACGTTATAGGAGTAAAGATCCAATCCTACCGTCTTGGCCGCTACCGTAGTTCCTGACATTTTAACTTGCACGAAAGTAATATTTTGCATTCCAACATTAGCGGCTGGTTTTGCTACGCTCGTAGTAGCGGCGTCTGTTTTCTGGTCTACGCTGGTCTGGCGTCCGAAATCAGCCACAAAATTGTAACTAGTTTGCGCGTAAAGGTCGGACTCTAGAATTGGCTCGATTTGCGTAGTTTCGTACACGGCTGTTTTGGGGAAAGGAATTGGGGCTGAAAGCATCTCATAGTCGTAGCCGACATCTGCAGTGTCATCGACGTTACGATCCATAAAGCCGGTAGACCCTTCCTTTTTGTAGATCATGATACTTCTGCTATTCGCAGTAACATCACGAGAGATAAGTAATACCTTCCTGTTAAAAATAACCGCTTGTGCGAGTATGTGATTCAAGGCATCGACACCATGCGACCTATGCACCGACCAGGATTTTAGAAGTGTATCGAATACAAAGTACGAAGCACCGGTTTGAACAGCGCCCTCAGAATCCAGGTATGCCGGGAATGGAATTATTATCCGATGATTTTTGTTGTCCCATACGCCGCTTATCAGAGCGAGATCGGTGCCCGCTAGTATCGGGGGCCGATTTTCCACCATATAGATCCATCTACGTTGAATATTAGCATTCACGCTTAGATCTATCGCCTGCTCTGACCCGTCGAGGAAGAGATCTCGCAAAGAGACAACACCGCTATCACAAAGAATGAGCGTGTCCCCCTGGTATTTAATATACGCGCTTGGGCCAAGTGGCCTGCCGATCTTTGCTTGGCCTGCGAGCGCCCATGATGCCGAGTCCGGATAGCTCCCAGAATAAAAAAGCACCTCCCCCGAAGCACATACAAACGCGAGATAGCTGCGATTCTCGGCGTTATTTGAAACCGTTATTGGGGATATGATGTAAATTTGGGTCTTCTCTTCGACTATCGAGGACAGGTCTACCGTTGTGACCGCGCCCGATATCGCATCGATTCCGCCGTAGTGATAAACCGCCCCGTCTGTTGACGCGAGTCCGAACTGGATTAGGTAGATTCTGTGATTGAATGACCCAGCTCCCCTAATGCCAGCCGTGCCCGGAAAGCCTGTAAAACCCGCAAGGGACCACGTTGCGCCGTCGTACACAAATCCAGGGGCGTAGTTTAATTCAGTGAAAAAATATAAGTGTTGGTTGAACACAAAGGGGAACATATTGGCATCGCCTAGCGACGCTGCCGAGGTGAACGCGACAGTTGAAAGATCCGTGGCATCGTAAATCTGCATTTTGCTAATGGTGCTGTTGTATATCGCAGCAAAGATCTCACCACCCAACACACCCAACGCCTTTGGGCTTTTTGTGTTAGCTGCAAAGGTGGTAACTGCATACTTAGAATCGCCATGCCGTAACGATATACCCGCTTGCGTGACATTGAAGTTGAGTAAATTCTCGCAAAAAGGATTCTGAAGCGCGGCGGTGGGTGTCTTGTCGTCCACTCCCGCATAGGGTGCTGGTAGATTCGCGGAGTTGGTCACTAGCGCCTCATCCCAGGTAGATAGACACCTGGAGAGCTAGTCCTAGATCGTGGGGGTATATTCGCGCCTTGTGCTGCTGCCTGCGCAGGTGTTAGTGGCACTGCTGGCGTCCGAGGCACTCCGGTAACTGGAGCTGTCGATTGAGCACCAACCTCAAACCCTTTCATCACGTTGTCGAAGTTAACTTTGGCTTTCTCATCGTCCGATATCTGGACTTCACCTTTGTGTGAATCGTAGAGATTTGAATCGATGTTTGCTTGAGTTACCGCCCGCCGTTGCTCTTCTGATAGCGATGCCCACTGCGGTCCGTAGACCCTGATATTTCCGTACACATGGGTAAGGTTCCCGGCATCGAGTCCACCAGACTTGTAATCGTCCCAGGTTCGATACTTATTGCCTTTAGTGTCACTGAATGGATGCTCTGGATCGGGAGGGGCCTCTTGGTGCTGAGCTCGAACGGTCTGCACGTATCCTTGGTATGTTGGGTCTTCGGTGCCAAATTGCAATAGCTGCCCGGTGTGCTCTTTCTGAACGCCGCGAGTCGATTGATGGAATATCTTTTTGTGAACTGCCTTACCGATGCCAAAATCAATTTTGTCGTTAAAGTTATTACTGCTTTTCATCCACGAATTGATTCCCTTCGTGGCCTTACCGCCAGAAACCGCATCAACTGCACCAAGAGCGGCATATGCTGCCCAGCCATAGGGCCCTAGAAACGGTAGTACCGCCTTAACTCCGTCTGTCTGGGATGCTGCAGCTCGATCATCAGTATTGCCCTCCGTGTTCATTACGTTCTGACCGACCTGCGCTGCTGCAACTCCAGCCCCTACAAACGGAGCGGCTTGGCTCAAACCTGTCGCAGAACCGCCATTAGCTAAGACACTTGCTCCTGCCGCTGCGTTGAACGCGCCTCCGACGATATTGGCACCGCCCGCAAGCTTCTGTCCGTCTTGGTATTGCTTGTACCCCGAATAGGCTTGAGCTGCTCCGCCCGCTATCTGTAGTCCGGAAACGATAGGGCTCTGAGTAGCTGGGATAAACTGGCCATCGGGTTGAACTATAGCCCCGTCATTTCCGACTATCGCGCCGTCAGACATTAAATGGCCCGGGGAGCCATCGGGCATCGCCGCGCTTCCAACTTCGGTTACTGGTGTTACGCCTACCAATTGTGGGGCTGCAGGAGCTCCGGTGGTCGGAGTAGCTGGGATAAACTGGCCATCGGGTTGAACTATAGCCCCGTCATTTCCGACTATCGCGCCGTCAGACATTAAATGGCCCGGGGAGCCATCAGGCATCGCCGCGCTTCCAACTTCGGTTACTGGTGTTACGCCTACCAATTGTGGGGCTGCAGGAGCTCCGGTGGTCGGAGGAGCTGTGGCACCCTGCGCCGCTGCTTGAGATGGCGTGGTAGGAGCTGCAGCGCCCGACGTCCCACGAGCGGGAACTGCCGGTGCTATAGTTTGACCGGTTGCACTTATCTGACTACCGTCCGACATAAATCTAATGCCGGATTTTACATCGACGTGCACAACGGTCGGGGGAGGGCTGCCCACTCCGGCCTTCATGGCTTCGTTAGCAAGTAGGATACCGCCTGTTCCGGCAATTACTGGCGTAACCTGACCCATCGGGCTATTAGCCTGCGCCTGCTGCTTTCTCTGTGCCTCTACCGCGTCTTTTTCGTCTTGGTGTTCTGAAATTGCAGCTGATGGGTTGGCTCTGAAAACTTTGCGCCCCGACGCATTGGAAGCTACCGGATCGTAAACATATCCAGGATATCCAGGAACCACGTACCAGGTTTGACCGCCAGGCGTTGTGACTTTCTCCCAGCTTTGGAATTTGCTGTAGTCAGTGCCAGGAAAAGGATCATTCTTTACTATCGCCACTATACGCCCCCTGTACCTGGCCATGAACCCACGGGAGTATTTGGCCAATCAATCGATCCGTTTATGTCGTACGCTGCGCTCACTACCGTGGCCCCATTCTGTCGGCCTAGTGCCGATCGGACCGAACTGCGCCACTTCGCATCGTAGGTTTGAGCAGACTGAAATTGTTGCTTCGCCTCGTACCAGGCCCAGCGCAACCCTTCGATAAACAACTCATCGTCTAGGATTACGAAATCAGTGTCAGCAGTGACGGGATACGGCTCGAAGTACGGTACCCATTCGGCTGTTCCGTCCGATATGGTTCCTGATGATCCGGTCAATCGAGCACTACCTGATGTTCCGGACGTTACGCAGTAGTAAATATTGTTAATGCCAGATCGGATATTGCCTAGAACGTAAGCAGTAGCGGGAGCCCAGTTTTGAGGCCAAACGTAATTCCTGGACACATACGCGATGGCGTATTGCGTGGTGTTATCCTGACCCGCTGGTGAAATCTGAAAATAACCTGCTGATTTTTGCAGGTAGGTATATGCACCAGTTGAGAATGTATACCCCTGAGCGCCGTTAATCTGATACCCAGCGTACGGACTGGATATATTAACCCCGTAGGTTTGGAACGCGAGTTGTGCGTTGGACAGTGGACCAGCTAAAGGAATCTGATTTGTCACACCCCACTGAGTGCCCGTGAGCATTCTCAGGAAATCGCCAGGGAGTTGGTAGTTTGCAACTCCCAACGATGTGGTGAACGTGTAAATTCTCTTGAGCTGGTCCCAGCCGTCTTGATACTCGAGTAGCTTGCCAGCAACGTACTTAAATAGGGATAGATACTGCCGAGCGGCAGGCGTGGTAGAGCCCACGTAACTAGCTTCACGCGGCTGGTTTATCCTATCAAGGAATTCATTGATGAGCTCCGCAACAGTAGCGATGGCATCCCCCTACTCATCTTAGTGGCGTTTTTTTGTGCTGAACTTCTTGTCGTCTTCTACAGCACGAGCCTCAAAGGGATCCTTCATTCTGCTGGCTTTTCGGGTAGTGGAACAACTTCCACGGAAGGCTGCCCAACTTCTTCTTTGGTGAAGCTCTCGGGGAGCACATAATCAGGACGTGACGTCATGAATTCACCAAAAAGACCTGCGTAATCTCTTACGTGCTCTTTGCTGGCTTTGCCATCATAGCCGGAGCGAGCTTGGCGAAAGTAGAGCAGACCCTTAAGATCTACAGTGCTACCCGATAGTGATTTGTGTTTCTCGTCTGCGAGGTAAAATCCGTCTTGCATATAAATCTCTCCAATTGCTTTAGTTCGTACTCGTGTAACCGACTGCGCAGCATGTTGTTGCTGTCGCCGTCGTTCCCATTGCAAAATTAAATGCGGTATTTGTGTTCGTTCGTAAAGGGACTGGCAATGCATGCGCGTAGTACGCCACGCCGTCTAGTGTCGAGTTGCCAACAGCTCCCACATATATCTGAGTAGCTCCGTCCTTAAATGCCATTGAGGACGCGACTGCTGCAGTGTTGAAGCACGAGATTGATGTAACGTATATTCTTACGCCTGCCCCGCCTGCTGCCTTAATCACAACGTCAGTAACGCCGACATTAGACACTGAACATGATTGCCATGTATTGGCGGCTGTACCGTACGGCGAAAACGAGGTATCGCCACCCGGAGCAACCATAACAACCTGCTGGTTACCGTAGATGTCGACGTTCGCCCGCTCCATCGGTGTACCGGGTGTCGGAAATGCTCGAGGCGTTGCAGCATTTCCAGGCTTAACCTGAAACCCATCAGAAAGCGCGATACCCGGCCATAGTGCGATTACTACCAGTAGTTTTTTCATTAGCTGCAGATCCAACCGGTAGACGTAAATTGCACGCAGATAATCGGCTTGATACCCGTAAGAGCTGCAAACACCGCGTCAACTGCAGCACCGTTGATCGTGTCACTACCCGCAACGGCTGGAAAGATAAGAGGCGCCCCGGCAGTTGTATTGAGCAAGATATGCACCCGGCCAATCGTATTTACGTTTGCATCTGGAAGCGTCCATGCAAGGACACCATTTGCGCCCGTGATACGATGAACGTAATTTGTTCCGCTCAGTGCAGCGCCCGTAGCCTGATTAGTCCCAGTTCCCGCAACTGTCTCAACATTATCTTGAGCTATAATCGCGCCGTTCTGTTTGCAAATCCTAAGTTCCTGGTTAGGAGTAAACGCATTGCCCAAAAATTGAGTGCAGGCATCAGCAAGAGCCACGCTCGAACTGACCAGAACAACTGTAAGTAGCGTTAGAATTCGTTTCATTTTATACCTTTCTAGTACGTCCGGGACTTCGTGTTAGCTCTTCTGGGTTAATCTCGAGGGTCTCAACTGGCTCGCTCTCTTCTGTCGCTTGTACTGCTTTTAGATCAACAGACCTAACTTTACGTCCACTAGCTCGGAGTGATTCGAGCTCTGCTTTTAGTCGAGCGTTCTCGAGCTGCATTCGGTCGGCTTTACCAGCCTGACCATCAGGGGAATTGATTTTGAGCCATTGTTGAGCAAGGTCTCGAACTTCAAATCCAGATTGGTCTTTAATCTGCTCGCAAGAAACTTCGTCCATTTCGGCGACCTGCTCGAGGGTGTGAATCCCGAACATATGAAGCTCCATAACAGTCTGGGGCTGTATCCATTCGAAGTCTTCGATGGAATGACCATCCGGCAATTTACCATCACGAAAGTACCTATACTGCCGGTTAAATTGCCGCTTCGAGAATGCATCAGCTACGTCCTCTTTGATGTTGGTATCGCCTCTAGTCTCGACACGAATCATCTCTTTGATTTCGTCGAACGCGTCTTTAAACGGAATTCCCGTTCTAGGGTCAATATCAAATGCAGGCTTGCCTTTCTCATCTAAGGCTCGAACAGGCTTGCCGTTTGGATGCGTTGCAATCTCGCCATCATCGCGCTTTACCCAAAGTGGTCTAGCCCTAAACGACATCACCTTAACGCGAGAAAACTTTACGTTCTGCTTGCCCGATTGTTTGAGTGTTCCATCGGCATTGATTTGAACATCAGCCAAAAGTGGATTGTCAAATGTTTCTATTCCGTCCATGAGATTCCTATCAAAAGGGGAGGAATTACCCTCCCCCCGTTAACTACACGCCCACGAACATCCGTGTGCTGGCAGTGCATGCAGTATTTGCCGTAGAACCACCCACAGTGGACGAGAGAGTGAGACCTGCAATCAACGTCGTTGCTGCGTCATCAACCGATCCCGCCGTTGCCGTTGTGTAGAGCTTAGTACCCAACACAGCCAAAGTGAGCGCTGAGACCTTGAATGTTGTCGCACCGTCTTCGCGAAGGAAGAAAGGTCCAACCGGAGCGTAACCGAAATCCCCTGACACAAAGTCAAACTGTGGCACTACAATATCCGCCACGGGCCCGACGGACGCAGCGAGCGCCGTCGTGAGAGGTTGGATGGTTCCGTCCGCCCTGCTAACAATACAAGCCTGGAAGGCTGTAATCGTAGCTGAGGCCTTAACGTACATCCACGTGGCGCCCTTAATGTTAATCTCTTGCAGTAGAGCATTGAGCGATGTTGATCCATCACTCGCATTTAGACTGTATTTGGCTGAAGCTGTCATGATTTTAAATTCTCCAGTTTATGAGTCGTACATAACGGCGTTAAGTGCTGGGTTGTTCATCGTGAGATTCCCAATTCCCAGTAAAATCGCAGCTTCGACTAGTTGGTTAAATGACGTGCGCTTATTGAGAGGCTGGAAGTTGTACCCGTTGTACATCTTGAGCTTGAAAGTATTGGTGTTGAGTAGATATCCACGGTCCGCCGCGATATGCGAAAGTCCCGAAAATAATTTACCGCCCGCCAGTACAATCGTAATCCCTTCAATAACGAAGTTATCGAAGTTCGCTTCGTACATTTCTTTATCAACCGTTATTCTCGACTTACCGGAGAACGAATCAGCTGCAGCGTTGAAGTACGTATTGCCGAATAGTCCGAGGTCCGGCTTGTCAGTACCGCGAACAATCAAGTTTTTGACGTAGCGGGTACGCGATTCGATGTTACTCGAATCGGTAGCAGAGCCGAACGTCGAAACTAGGTTCACCGATGAGTGCCGAAGCGCCGAATAGGTAGCTCTCGAGAGCCCACCAATCGTACCAGTTGAGTTTGTGTCAGGTAGGTATCCTCGAATGCCCGCAAAGGCCTTGCCGCCGTAGGTAGTGCCATCACCCTGCATCATGGCCTCCATGACGTTCCAGGTGGATTCGTCAGCCACCTCTTGCCGCTCGTCCATGAGGTCCAGGAAAGCGCTCGGACCTTGGTTCTGAGCTTGCTCGAGCTCGTTGATCACTGTTGGCGTAACGATAATTTTTGGAGTGAACTGGAATGCCGCGAGGGTGTTGTTGTAACCCATCGCTATCTCTTCATCAGCGTCAATCAGCTGCACGTACTGATTCTGAGCAATCCGGATGTTTTCGGAAATAAAGCGTCCGCCGGAAATAGTCTTGATATTTCCCTTTTTACGCAACTTCCAAATGAACGGAATGTGATCCGCTACGGCATCAGCGGGCTTTTTTTCCCGGAGTTCCCAAGTGGTCGAGTATATGTCACTAAAATTATCTGGCACTTAAAGCCTCCTTTTTACAGGAAGCCTAAGTTCTAGTGCTCCCTGTTGAGTTCTATAGCCTTAATCAGAGCAGCCCTATTTGAGAGCTTCCCTGAAAGGTTCGAGTCATTGACTCTAGGTGCGGTTCTGCCTGGACTTGCAGCGGACGCACGCCGTGATTTATCGATGTGTTGTTGAGTGCTTTGTGTGGAGACTTTTACCGGGTCACCGGATACCTTGCCCCCTAAGTACTTGTAGGCTTCGCGCACTACAGTTTCGAAGGTAGCATCAGGGAATCTGCGGGCCACTCCAGCCTGAAACCGCTGGTCTTGGGTAAGAGATCCCAACTCTCTGGCGAATTCGTTACCCGCTTCGCTGTTATCGAGCAACGCGGGGAATACGGTTTCACCAGTTCGAGTTTTCTCGGAAGTTAATTTACTAAAGATCGTACCAAACGTCTGAACGGTTCTTTGGAAGTTAGCTTCCTCTTTGTCCTTTTTATACTCTGCGGCCATGCCCTGTAAAGATTTGATCTCATCTCGAAGCTCGATAGGAATTGCCGCGCTGTTTTGTGTATGTGCCCTATCAAGATCGATACCGATTTTTTTGAGCTCAGCCTTTACCGCCGACGGATCGCCTTTTTTAAACTCGTTAATGAGCGCGAGTGCTTCCATGATGGCCTTGTCGGGCGAAACGCCTTCAGTGCCACGAGCTTCAATGTAAGGGGCTGCCATCTTGCCTAGTTCGCGCCACGTCTTGCCCTCTTCGCGCGCCTCTCGCTCCGCTTTCTGTGCCCGCGAGATCTCCGCCGTCCTAGAATCGTGAATGCGTCGAAACTCTTTTTGAATGCCGGTCACATCCTTCAGTCGCCAGGCTGCTTTACCATTGGCGCTAAACTCGGATGGTGGCTCTGGCTCCGCCTCGACTGCCTGCTTCACTTCGGTTGTAGTCGGCGCTTTTTGCTCTGGGTCCTTATCTTCCCGATGGATCTCTACAGCCTTTTGCAACGCATCCCGATTCGAGAGGCCATCGAAATCTTTAGGTGCTTCGACCGTCTGCTCTGCTACGGGCGCTTCGAGGTTAACGTCGTTGGTTGGTATTTCGTTCATATAATTCCTTGCTCTTTGAGTACTTTATCCATTCCCGACTTCTTGGCGGCTTCTAGTTGATTTTCGGCCTGCTTATTGAGCTTTTCCCTAATCTCTTTGGGGTTAGCACGGACCATCTCGGTAGCTTCAATGGAAGCTTTTCGCCTGTCGCGCTTTATGGCTTTGGCCTCGGCTTTATTGCCCTTATCCATATACCCTCGTGGCTCTTTGACGCTGCTAAATGTTAAGAGGTTGTGCTCTTTGTCGAGTCTGTTCCACTCCTCTCGCGACTCGATAACTCTGCAAGCGCCTTCGTGATAAGCGGGAGCCATTGAGTCAAATATGACGCTTGGAGCAACACCAAACTGATTGTTTGGGTTGGGAGGATAGCCCTCTACGAATTCTTTGGTTTTCGGATCGACATATCCAACGAGACCTTTTAGGCCTTGAGGAAACTGTGGTGGCCACTCTGCTTCGTGCTCATTACCGTAATTGAATATCTTTGATTTAATCATCGTACCCGTCAAACTCGTGCATCATTAACATCAACAACAGCTCTTCCTCTTTTCTCTTCTTTCTCTTTTTCTCTTTGCGTACTGCTATTCGGTTAGCTTCCTCAAATGCCTCGTGTAACGTCTGCTTTTTGAAGCGGTCGAGCTCTTTCTCTTCCCTCGACTTCCTAGCCTTTCGCTTCGGTCTTGCATCCTCATGGTCGTAGTATACACCCGTACTTGGTGGCGGTCCTGTGTCAGTTATTCCAGCTGGAGAGCGTAAGAAGAACAGGAGCGTCATTGGCCTACTCCCGTTGACGACAGAAGTCGAAGAGTAGATCCGCTGGGAGCCGTGTACGCAACAAAACCAAGTTTACCGATCCTTGCCGTGGGAGTTCCTGCGCTTAATGATGATGCATCGATTAGATCGAGAGCTGCGATAGTATCAGAGTTAGTCGTATCACTTCCTGTCGTAGCGGCTGCGGAGACGGTAACGACAAGAGCTCCGTTTGCTGCGTTTTTTCTTGAGCGAAACGTATAAGACGCCGCACCGCCTGGTGCGCCATTGAGCGCTATATACATGCTCTTTAGCGTGAAAGCCGATCCAAGATTATGCGTTGGCGCTTCGCTTGATTGCCAAAGGTTCGAGGAGCCTTGGATTGATGTGTAACGAGCCAGACCGGCAGTATTTAGACTTCCTCCACTATTGACCATCAAAACGGCTTCGCCGTCCGTAGTCGGTGCCCACTTTACCCCCCATCTTCCAACGCGAGCAGTTGGAGCTGGGCCCGCACTGGGCACAACTTTGATTGCCACGAGGTCACCGGCAACTACCGAAAATGAGTTAGCAGTGTCATTGCATGTGGTCGCCGCAGCTCCCGAGATTGTGCATGTAAGAGTCTGGTCGGTGCCGTTTTTATTGAGTGTTATTACGTAGCTAGCACCAGCACCAGCCACACCAACCAAATCGACGTATAGACTGCTAAGGGTTCCCGCTGTGGGGAAAACTTGGTCTCTATTATAGAGGGTCGCGTTATTGCCCACTGAGCCCTGCAACCCACCGTATTGGGTTGATACGGTCGAGAAGGCAGCAGTTCTACTACTGCCCAGAATTACTGATTCTCTGGCTCCTCCCGAAAAGGTCCACGATTGACGAACATTCACTGGAGACGTTGGCGTTCCCGTTGGGATTGATCGAATGGATAATACGTCTCCAGCCACAAGCGATGTTGTGTTAACGGTATCGGTACACGTTGTCGCGGTACCTGAAATCGTGCATGTGATGCTCGTGGCCGCACCATTCTTCATCAGCGTAAAGGCCCATGACTTACCGGCAGCTGGAGCTGTGGCTACGGCTGCCGCGAAATCCTTAGCCGTTCCGGCAAACGGAATTACGTTCCGAACGTCACTTTCTACTGTTGAGTAAAAGAGCGTGTTACCTGTCGCATGGGAGTAATTCGTGACAGTTGACGAGGGAACCTTATTACCGCCCGAGCTGATCGGAGTGTCGAGCGCTTGGGCTTGGAAGCAGAGCAGTAATAAGACTGCTAGTACTATCCTGTTCATTTGTAGAATAGGTTTATGGTCAAGTCGTTTAACTCTACCGCTGCCGTATCGCTATCAGCGATTCCCGTGACTGTCGTAATTGCTATGCCTGTCGAGAATGGAATGCCTGTGTCATTGAACACGTTCGCCGCTGCTCCGGCTGGAAGCATGATAGAGAAAAATACTGAAGCGCCAGCGGTTGGTGTAGATGCCGCATTGTGAAAGACAAGCTTTCTAGCGGCTGCGTTTGAATTGTAAATATACCAGCCGTAGAGTTGCCCGGCTGACGCCTTGACTACCGTTGCGTTTGTCGTGGCTGCGGATACGAGATGATACGTGGTGAAACCACCTGTGGTTGCCGGGGTATTCTGAGTTAGCCACGCTGTAGTGTTCGGCGTGTTACCGGGTTGAACTGTCCACGTACCGGATTGCGATACGGGAATGGCTGCCTGGTCTGATGCGATGGTCACTCTGTGCGACCCCGTTCCTGTGTTTCCGGCTCCCATCAAAGGCGTAACACCGTTGATTTGAGCTACGTTGACGGCTTGGTTACCCGATATAGAAACAGGCTGCGTGGCCTGCCAGAAAGTTCCAGTCACTGCCGTCGTCGGCATGGTTAGGACGTCCACTTGTAACTCACCGCTGGTATCGCTCTTGATGATTCTGGCGTTTGTGCCGTCCGTAGCTGAACAAGCTAAGCCTTTAGTCGGAATCGCTGCCGCTGTTGTGGCTACTGCGTCATCGATTAGCTGTGAGCTCGTAAGCAGAGCCCCAGATTCTTGAGTAGCGAAGGTTCCCGCATTGGTTACTGCGTGGGAAGGCACGCTTACTAACGAGACCGGCTGTGTAGCTTGCCAGAAGGTTCCCGATACCGGTTGAGTAACAGCTGACCCATCTACTTTCCAAGCTGTGGTATTGGCAGTATTCCCAGGCTGCACGGTCCATGTACCGGATTGCGTTACTGCCGTGGTCGGAGCTGAGATAACGGTAACGGATCCAGTATTACAAGCTGTAACTTTACCGTTGAGCGTCGATAGAGTTGCCTCTGTCGCAAGTGCTGACGTGTTGAGATTGGTGCCAGCGTTGCAGGTAAGCGTTCCGCTGACTGGCTGTGTGGCCTGCCAGAACGTGCCGGTCACTGCAGTAGTAGGAGCTGAAGAGACAACCACAGCGCCGGTATTACATGCCGTAATTTTCCCATCGATTGCCGATAGTGAGGTGTTGCCAGTGTCTTGTTTTGCCTCTGTTGCAAGCCCCGCCGTGCTTATTGTGGCGTTTACATCGAGCGCCCCGCCAGTGACGTTAGCTATATCGGTGCCGTCCCATATACGCACAGTGCTCTGAGCAAATGCGCAGTTTCCAACGATAAGTGACACCAGAATTCCTGTAACTTGGGTCCTCATAGTTCTACATACTCCACAATTCCCGTACCAGCCGCGGAGTAGCAATAAACAGCCCCCGTATATTTTACGGCTCCGTCAGCTAAAAGAATATTTTCGCCTGGTGCGTACAGGGGACTCGAGGCAGAGGCCGCACCACTAAAGCTTACGTTAACCGACACTGGAGAATTCGGGGACACTCTGACTTTGCCGCCCTTGCGTGAGCCATTAGCTGCCAACACAAGTGTGGTTGAATCACCAGCCGTTACCCTTCCTTCGCTCGAGGTAGATGCGGACGCCAATGATGCCGAAAAGCTGCCTGATATGGGCATGGGGTTAAGCGCATTGTATTCAACGCCAGTGGAATCAACGGAAACTACAGCCTGCAGCTCCGTGCCATTGGCCTGTTTGAATACGCCAACCGGATAGCTATTAGTCGGGCTGTTGGCTACATTCTGATTGAGGGTTACGGTTGCCATTATTCGGCCTCCTCCTCATCGATTTCTAAGTGCGTAGCCTCACCGGCTGCGTCTCTAATAATTCGCCCGGAGCGCTTTCGCTTTTTAGATTTTGGCAGATGAACCACTACGGGAGTTGGGCTAGTCTTCATTTCCTGCAGCGTCTTTTGCATCTCGACTAGCCCTCTGGCTACATCGACTTTGTGTTCATCTTGCAATCGCGCTTCGGTCGCCCACTTCTCACGCTCAGATGACATTTTTTCCTGAGCTTGCAGGATGGTCTTTTGCTTCTCGAGTCCTACGTAGATCTCTTCGAGCTGTTGTTTTTGCTCTGCTACTCGCTGATCGAGGATTAGTTCGAGTTGCTTAAATTCGGTTTTTGAAGCTATCTCTTGAGCGGCAAGCATAAACTCTGCACGCTTACCGGCTAACTCCTCCTGAGCTAACGCAATGTCAGCCTGTATCTGTTGGGCTCGAAGCTGCAGATCTGAGGATGAGGCTCCCGCCTCGTTTTGCATCTTGATTTGCTCGAGCTGTAGAGCAAACCCATCAAGACGTTCCTTCTGCTGCATTTTGGCAGATTCGATGCCCTGATCCATCTGCATTTGAAGTTGAGTTAGTCGATCGTCAGTCATTGCCTTTTGTTCGGCGAATTCCTGCTTTCTCATCTCAAGCTTGAGTTTCTCGCCTTCGATGGCGCTATCGAGCTTTAGTTTCTCTAGATCAATGTTCGGCTCTGGCTCTTTTGGCTGACTGAACTTATCGATGGTCGATTGGATGGCGTCTATAACTTCGTCAGTGAAAAGCTTGCCGTCTGTGAGCTCCGCTATGACGTGCTTGGCCACCTTCAGTTCAGCGTCTGCCAGTTCCGGCATTTTCTCTGCAGTGTTGGCGATAGATTCCAGCATTTTGGTGATAGCATCCGCCGTCTCTATTGCCTGCCTCTTTTTCCACTCCTGGTTGATCGAAATGGTGGAATCGGTCTCGAATTCCATGCGGAAGCGATTGCGTCGATTGTTCTTGAGAAGTTCGAGCGCTGGTATGTAACGCTGCTTATCTTCCTGGTCTAACGTCTGCGGCGTAATGTACTCGTCAATGGTCTCATCAGAGAACATCTTTAAGCCCATCTCCATTCCGAGTTGATAGTTATCCTTCATCCACTCTTGGATCTTGCGCTGATAGGGCTCCATACGGTTCATCGCAAACTTGCCCTCGAGTTGTAGGCCTCGATAGGTTTCGTTCGATGATTCGCTGCCGACTTGGCCCCGGATTAGGTTGGAAAACCCCGTTATGTTGTAGAATCTATCGAGCTCCTGCACGAAAGCTGCGTTCATGTTCTGCAGCCCCTTCATCAACTCATCGATCGGGAAATATGCGACTAGCTTGGACAGATCTCCATTGCTATTCATTAGGGTCTGTTCAAGGTTTGGGATACCCATTCCGGTACCCTCACCTGTGGCCCAATTTTCCCCGATTAGTGACGCCAGCGGCTTAACTGAGCTATCAAAAAGGAATCTAATACGCACCGCCTTAGTAAGCTGCATTGAGCGCGTAACTATCGAGCTAATATTGTCGAGTAGATCCTGCACTTGGAAGTATTCAGGCGTTGGCCAAAAACTTCGCGTTGATTGATTTATGACGAGAGGCTCGGTACACGGAAAGACGCTCGAGAGGCCATAGGGATCCGAGTTATCGGGCTTTTCTCCGTCCTTGGGTTGCATCTGTTTGGGCTGGAAGAAATCTGTGGAATCCTGCGCCAGCCATCGGACTTCCTTTAGAACTGAGTCGTAGTATTCTTGGACTGTGATCGACTGCTTTCCTGACTTGTAGTCGGCTAAGTCAGTGATAGCGAGCTTATCAACTGCAGCCTGTCCGAACTTCTCTTTGAATTCGCGGTAACTGTAGGGATACTCCATTCCAATGCGCGTTACTTTGCTCCACCGGACAGCGTCCGGATCTACCACTAGGCCGCCATAGTCACAGGCATCAAAGTACACCTCCTCGTTGTCTATAGTGACCATCTGCCCAGTAGAAACGAACGGTCCTAAATCGTCCTCTTGAACCATCGATGGATCTATCTGCTCTCCCTCGGGAGTGAAGAATAATGGCGGTAACGGTTCTTGTGTTGCGGCTGGTGCCTGGTCTGGTAGTGGCTGCCCGTCCGGTCCCATCATTGGTTCCGGAGGAGGTGGTGGCTCTTGTTGCTGAACCTGCAGCCTTACTTTCTCTTCTTCTTCGATTTCAGTGCTTCGATAACACCATCTTCCCCAACCAAAGTTGGTAACCAAAAAATCATCATTCGCCGCTGAGAATTCCGGAAAGGCTTCAAAGGTCTTCAGAATTCCTTTTGCAAACCTCTCTCCAATGACGCAAGCAGTGCGACCATATGGGTCGTCGCCTTGTGTATCCTTGAGAACCGGAACCGCAAGCCTAGCAAGAGTAATCGGTTGTCGTATTTTCCAACAGGACCACCAAAGGGGAAATCTGACCCATCGCTTGGCTTCGTAGAGCTTTCCAAGATTGTTTCTCTTTTCGACTTCATTCCACGACTTATCAGCTATGTTTTTGTAGTCTTCTCGTTTCTTCTTGCCATCAACAAAGAACTGGCGCACATCCTCAATCGTAATGGTATCGCCGTCCTCTATCTGCTTATTGAGTGCTGATCTATCGGGCGAAATGTCTGATACACCTAGCTGCTTGGCTTTTGAGTCGCGCTTTTTAGCCAATTGGAAGCCTTAAATAATCAAGTGACCACCCGTTTGCTGTCATATCCCTAACCCGGGTATTATGTCATTTAGTGATGGCCGAATAGTTCGTTTGTCCTTCATGGCCCTACTAACTTCCGTTGCTATGTCGGTAGGTGCATCGACTACGACCTTATTCATAATGGCCGCGAGGGTAACGCAGTCGACTATATGAGTGGCTTCTCCGTTCTCGGCGTAGTCCCATGGTCTGCCCTCTCTTGGATGACGCTCAACCATAGGGATGTAGTCCTGACAGTATTTACACGACTCGAAGAACACCATCATGGGCCATTGCTCGTCACTGCCAGCGATCAACTTCTCGCCGTTTAGTTTGGAAATTGTCAGAGATGCGCGATTTTTGCGGTTGGTATCTCCCAACTTGAGATTGATCCCAGCGTCGAGAAAATCCTTCGCAATTGTACGTCCACCTAAGTTATTGAAAGGAAACTTGTCTGTAAAGATCGGCTGAGCATCGAAGCGCTCTTCTGTCTGATCAATAATTCCGTTGGCCATATCGGTGTTGGACCACCCGACTGGTGCGAGATTTGTAACTGCCTTGTCTCGATCGTTAGTGGGATATTCAGCCTTGCAGCCGTACCATTCCCGGTATCCGACTAGACAATACCTGGGTAGGTAGCGCTCGTGCGGCGTGCCCTTGTGAATCGTTGCGCCCGGAGAGATGGCCCACCAAATACAGGCCCAGGGCTCATACGAACCGTAATCGAACGTGCGAAACCGTAGCCAGAAATCAGGGATCGTGAAGTCTTTGATTACGTGTTTGTCAGAATCCCACATCTCGAAGAAATTACCTGTCTGAGCGTCCCAATCCTCATTAAGAAGGGCCTTGGCGGTAGCTGGATCGGTTGCGTCCAAGACTCGAAGCCTAGTCATCTCCGCGTCCTCGGACGGGTTATCCTCAACCCGATAGGGAATGTATTGTAGCTTCCACGCTCCGACCTTCTCAATTGAAAACTTGGGTCGTGCTTTGACGAATCTGTTTCTAAGATAAGGCTTTGATGGTCCGATAGGATTCGATAGGAAAAGGACCTTGGGAAATGCCTCTCGGTACTGCTCCGGAAGTTTAGTCTTCATATCCTCGTTCAAAATCATCCAACCCGTTAGCCACTTCATGCGGCGTTCCGGTATCTGACCTGCCTCGTCAAAGGCCCTGATGTGCTTTGGGATGCCCTGGTGCTTGCTCATAGCTGAGTCAGTGCTGCAATGCTCAAGCGAGATATATGAGCCATTCCAAAATTTAACTTCGGTTTGATTGACTGTTACTAGTTTGTCCTTGATCCACTGATTAAGCAGCACAGGAAACGAGAAATCCCCCCGCATATACGAACCGACCACGTCGTCCTCGTGCAAGCGAAAAATATCACATTGAAGGCCTGGTAACATGGCGCACATGCGAATAAGCCAGAGCTTAAATCCCGCTGTCTTGCCCCCTCTAGTATCTCCACCTAATAGTATTTGAGTCGCGTCCGAATCTGCAAAGAACTGTTGCTTGGGATGGAATTGGGGTAACCAGATTTCGCTAGTTCTTTGTGGGGTTGCCAATATTTAACACCGGGACTAGGGGCGTTCCATCCTTGCCCGTGTGTTCATGCTCTTGCTTATCGCGCCACCTAGCTGGCTGTCTGTTCTTGAGCCAGAAGATAGCGGATGTGGGGTTGGGCGGGTAATACTTATCATCGGGCCCAGTGAAGCCCTTGGCGGCCATCGCTAGGCTCGCCTCTACTTCGACATCATGAATGCTCTTGGAATCTTTTAGGACCTCGCAAAATTCTGAAAAATCGTTCTTCCATCGGTAAAGAGTGGCGATGTCGATATCAAGAGCAATCGCCAGCATCTCATCCGTAGCACCCTTCAAACAGAGTCCTCGTGCCTTCTCGCACGTCTCCTCACCTTTGTATTTGGTTGGTCTACCTGCTGGCATTCGTCACAGTCTTAGTATGGGGAAGAATGCAAACTCTACATCCTCCTCGATTAGTATCGACATTGTATCGAGCCTCGGCATTTTCGTGCAGCCGTGCGCCTTTGGCTGCTCGAGTAGCATCATGATGTTTCGCCTGACCTCATCTGGCAGTAATCCCAGCTGCTCGCACACCCAGGCAAAGGACATAGTATCATCGTCCTCCTCGTCTGTCAGCCAACGCAATGCATAGCGTTTATCGTGTTTGCTCGCCCCCGCATCGCGTCCTTGAGCATCAAATATAGCGGTAATCAGAACTGCGCCCAAAAGAGCTCTGCAACGTTGTGGCTGCCTCTCAAACGTATCTTCCGACATATATTCAATGCCTCAATAGCTGTTGAATCATCTGTATTGCGGTGCCATCGTGTATCATCTTGTCGCCAACCCGGAGCACGCTCCAGCCGAGCAGTAGAGCATGTGCGTACTTTTCTAGATCATTCTCAAAACCTTTACCTCTTGTGTGTCGTCCGCCCGTCCAAATTCCTCCCTCTACCTCAACAGCAAATTTGATGTCCGGCCAAGCAAAGTCGAATCTCCATCGCCTTTTTGTGTGAAACCGATACTCGTGCGTTGGCATAAGTTGCAGATATTCGAGGTGGTGCCCGAGTAATTGAGCAGGCGTCTGCCGCATCAGCTAAGGACCTTCGCTAATCGGGTTGCTTGAAATGCTGAGAATGCTGGCATAAAATCTTTTGCTGCGTATGGCCCACCTCCTGTGTGGATTGATTCCGACTCCGCCCAGGCAATTCCTTGCGGTGCCCAGTACAGCATCTGATTGATATGCTTTCCTGTTGGGTCGGCAATGGTGCCCAAGAATGTGCCGGAAATGTGATAGGCGTTGTCAGGTCCGTAAACCGGAATGCCACCCTGAAAGAGAGAGTCATGCCTTGTTCGGTGCCTCGCTTGTCCGGTCTGATAGTAGAGCCACGCATACACAGGGCTAATTAGGAAATTCAGATCGGCAGCTGTGAAATCATCCTCACCCGGATAGTAAATACCGCTAGGGCTTAGCACGTTAGGCACGTATCGGTAGAGATACAGCATAGATTGACCATCCCCCCACGTTCCGGCTGCGTCCTTCCATGCCACTGCCCACATTTTATCGGCTGCCGCTGCAATCTTAGTGACGATACTGGGGGCTGGTGTGACGTACATGTAGTACGCAATTAGGACCCTTGCAGATAAAGCCATCTGAAAGCACTTGAGGAACCTGGTGGTGCCATTTGCCCAGGCGTCCATATGAGCTAGAGCGTGCCCATAGAGTTTTGCCATACGCGCCTCTTGGGTTCCCGTTAAGATATGCCCCGCCCGCTTGGCATTGATGTGATTACGTAGCGCGTAGGCTACTTCGCGAGACCCTCCATTATCGTCAAATTCAGCGCTTGGATCATCTGATACCGTACCGCTTGAATGATAGGATGCATTCTGCACGATACTTAGAATGGCCGCTTTTGCTGCGGTGGCTCTGGTAGTTGCCCGCAAAACGTCTTCCAGAAAACCATCTGTGAAGGCCCTAAACCCCGAAGTACCGTAATTGGTAGCCGTAACAGTTCCATAGTAGACGTACTCGTCATACTGGCGTGTTATGTACGAATCGTAAGACGCGCTGCCCGTATAATCTTTAATTTTATACCCCGCAGATTCCCCGTCATAAAAGTTATCGTCTAGTTGAGTGCCGACCGCTTGCGCCGCCATGGCGATTTGATTATAGCCCGTGAACTCAGTTGCTTTCGTCCAGAATTCGGCTGTTTGTGGTACTACTGTCATTTCGGGCTCCTCAACAAATTAGACATTTTCTTCGGCATTGGGCTCCTTGGGTTCTTCTACATCTGTAACATTTTTCCTTTAGCACGGGACTAAACACATCTTAGGCGTAGGCGTAGGCGTTTTGGTCGGTGTCGCTGTTTTGGTTGGCGTAGCTGTCTTTGTCGGA